TGCTAGTCAGTTAGTGCAAGAGTCGACTATCGATGTTGTTAGTGTTGAGGGGTTACAAGCATTGCTGACCAACCCTGAAGGCGAGCAAGCTGTTATGAAACGCTTTCGCTTAATGAAGCAGATGAAATCTATTTATAACGTATTACTCTTAGATGAAACCGAGACATACGATATTAAAAACATCTCCCTCAGTGGTGTTAAAGATTTGATTTGGGAATACCTGCGAATCATTGCAGCAGCAGTGGGCATTCCCGCAACACGTTTTCTATCAGCATCACCCGATGGCATGAACGCTACCGGTGAGTCTGACCTAGTAAACTATATCGAACTGCTCATTGGTATGCAGCGCAGCCAATTTGACCCACGCCTAGAAATTGTCGATCAAATAATGCAAAAGCATTACGGCATTGAAGCATGGGGCTACGAGTGGAATTGCATATTCCCTGAATCCAAGGCACAGGCAACGACTCGCAACACCGAGTTTGTTAGCCAACTCACAGCCCTTGTTGAAGCAGGCATTATGAAGCCCGATGTTGCTCTTACTATACTTGCCGATGAAAAGTTGTACGGCAAAATTAACTTAGGAACAGCACCAAAAATTCAAACGATGGGCCAGTCGCAGAGTCCTGCTGCACCCAGTACCAACTAACTTAACGGAGGTAGTAATAGTGTCGGTAATTTTTAACGACCTATTGGCATTACCTACACAACGTAAGTTTTTGGATAACGGCCAACTGGTTGCACCATGCTCGATTGCACGTACAGGAATCATGTACTACAAGGCAGGCGAGTGCGGTAACTTATTCCATGACCGTGACCCAGAATCTATCGTAAAGGTAATGACACGCGAATCTGAGCTATTCGCAAAAGACAGTTTAGACTCATACTTCTCTTCCCCAATTACCATTGGCCATCCCAGCCAAGATGTAAACGTCAGTAACGCAAAAGAGTTACGTAAAGGCCACCTAGATGGTGTTCCCTTTGCAGACGGACAACAACTCATGGGAACCATTGTCATTGATGATGCTGAAGCCATTGGCTTAGTGAGTGAAGGAACTGTGGAGCTGTCTTCAGGACACACTTGTGATGTCGTAATGGCAGACGGTGATGTTGACTGGGACTGTGAGAAAATTAATATTCGAGCCAACCACATTGCGATTGTGCAAAAAGGCCGAGCAGGGTCTGCGCGTATAGCAGACGAGGAATTAAAAGTGGATTTAGAAGAAATGAAAGTCAAGCTTGCCGATGCGGAAACTGCATCTGTAGCTATGAAAGTAGAAGTAACCGATGCCAAGACAGCAAACGATTCGCTGCAAGCTAAGTTAGACGATGCTGCCCTGAAACTGGAAGAGGCTACCGCCAAAATCCTAGACGCAGCAGCCATTGATACATTGGTAGTCGAGCGCATGGGTTTCGTATCCGAAGTCGCAACACTGTCTGATGTTGATGTGACAGGTATGACCAAGCTAGAAGCCAAGCGTGCTGTCGTAGCTAAAATACTTGACCGCGACATGGCTGATGAAGGCGATGCGTATGTTGAAGTACGTTATGACATCTTGCTTGAAGATGCTGTCGCTGGTGCTGCACCGGCTGGTAAGTCTGCTATGGCAGAAGAGTTGGAGAAAGCTGCTTCTATGAAAGCCGCTGACGCCGTTAAAAGTCCGGCTGTCATAGCTCGCGACAAAATGATCGCCCGCAACAGCGGCAAATAAACAAGGAATATTATCATGCCTGTACAAGACTACAAAATTAATACACGCGACTCAAAAGTCGGACAAGAATACGGCTTAGGCCATGCGTCATTTATCCTTACTGGTATCGCTGAAGGTGCTGGTGTCGAAGTAGGCCGTGCTGTTAATCGCGGTACTGGTGATCACCAAGTTGTACTTGGCGGCCCTGAAGTTTACGGAATCGTGGTTCTCCAACAGAAAGAAGAGGCCGATCTGCGTCCGTCTAACGATGGCCAGACCTCCTACTCAGCCGGTGACTTGTGCGCCATTATGGTTGAAGGCTTCGTCAATGTTGAAGCTAAAGGCGCAGTTACCGCTGGTGGTAATGTGTTTGTTGATGACGTTACCGGTGAATTCTACGGCAGTGCCGGCGCTGGCTTAACACAAGCCGCTTCACTTGTATTCGAGAAAGCTGGTGTTACCGGCGACATCGTTCCTGTTCGCATTAAGTAAGGATTAGAAAACAATGAAAGTAAAAATGAATGACGGTACTGAAGTTATCCTGTGTGACGAAATTGCACAACTAGTAAGCTCAGCAAAAATGACTGACCATGAAGGTGTATTCTTTCAGCGTCAATTAGAAGCAATCGAAAGCGTCACTTATGACGTACTCTATCCAGATCTGGAAGCTCGCGACATCTTCGGTACTAACACCTTTGGTGGTGCCGGCGCACAGACTTTGACCTACCGCAGCTACGACCGTGTTGGTAAGGCGCAAGTCATCAACGCACGGGCTATCGACCTGCCCAAGTCTGACATCAACGGTAAGGAATTCTCGCTGGGTGTTAAGTCTGTCGGTACAGCTTATGACTTCGATGTCGATGAAGTTGCAGCTGCACAAATGGCTGGCCTGCCTTTAGAAGCTCGTCGGGCCATGGCTTCGCGTCGTGGTTATGAGGAATTTGTCAACGATGCAGTATGGTACGGCAACGTCGATGCTGGCATGACTGGTTTCTTCCAGAACGCCGACATCACCCGCGCCACTGTAGCCAACGGCGCATCCGCTGCTAGTGAGTGGGACAACAAAACCCCTGACGAAATCTTAGCGGATTTGAACGCAGCCTGTGGTGCAATGTTTGCATCTACCAAGAAGATTCACCGTCCAACCAAGTTGTTGCTGCCCGTTCTAAAGTGGAACTACATCCGTTCTACGCCACGTTCTGCTTTGAGCGACACCACCATCTTGGAATACTTCATCCAGAACAGCGAGTTCATTACCAGTTCTGATCAGGTCAAGCCTTTGAACGCCATAGAAGGTCAAGGCGCTGGCGGTACTGAGTGTTTCGTTATTATGACGGACAAGACACCTGAAGGTACTGAGACTATTCGTATACGTGAGCCGCTGCCTTTGCAGTACTTCCCTGTACAGCTTCACGGTCTGGTTTATGAAGTACCTGGCCGTGGTCGCTTCGGTGGACTTGAGGTGACTTACCCCGCCGCAATTTCTATCCACTCTGGCATCTAAGCACAACGGCCTTTCTTAGGAAGGGCCACGAATTTATTAGGAGAACCCATGCAAGTACGAAATAACACATCAGCTAACCTACAGTTTATGGTTCGCATGAACTCAAAAACGACAGATTCATTTCTGGATCAACACGGTAACACGATTACTCAACCCGAACGGCCCAAGGTGGAGACATTACATATTCCCCCAATGGCCTTGGTTGAGGTTGAAGATAACCTATGGAACCTAGCCGCAATGACATCCACTACCGTACCGATCACGGAAGAGGAGACAGAAGTGATTAGCGGCATTTCATTGGGTGGGCAACAAGACCCACAACCCGTTACTCGAACCATCAAAGTACCTACGGGCAAGACTCGAAAAGTTAACTTGATGAAAGAGATGATACAGAAAGGCGATTTAGAAATCGTTGTTAAGCCTGCCAGCCTGATTGCACCCAAAGCGATGCGATTGCAGTTGAAGGAAGCAGGGATTACAGTTAAAGCAGACCTGCACGAAGATGCTGTAGCTGCGTTGTTTGATCGCATACTTGGATAAAGGAGATTAATTGTGTTGACCTTATCTGTTTGGCAGACAAGGTTTCCTCAGTTTGCAAGCACCTCTCAACCACTCTTTGACATAATGAAGAGTGATGCTGTAATCGAGATGGGTGCAGATGAACTTAGATGGCTCGGTGGAACATACGATGTTGCCCAAGCCAATCTTATTGGTCATTTGTTTACTGTCTATCAAAGGCAATCTCTTGGAGATAGCTCACCTGTGCTGCAAGTGCACAGAAAAGAAGTCAATGATGTTGTCGTAGAATATGCCAATGCTGATCTTAAATCCATCAAGGGTGATGATCAATATTTGTCAACAAGCTACGGACAAAACTACATCCGGTATCGACGTATGGCCTTTGGTGGGCCAAGGATAACGGGATGATTAATGTAGCCGAAGCTGTCTGTATGGATACAGCAAGCATAGTCACACTGCACAAAGCGTTAGCAGGAAGCCGCGATGCGGATAACTTCTATATCGAGGGCGGTTTTGCTCCCGGTGTTGCTGGCCTAGCTACTGTCGTACCAGTGGGGGATCGTGACGATGCCTTGTATGGAGAACAGCTAAAGCCCCTCAAGTCTGGTGAACGTCAACCGGAACTCATTCAACTTACTATGGCACCTTTCCTTGGTGGCTTAGTGCCTGTCATTAATGACTACATCACATTCCACAATGACCAATACAAGATTACCCGTATTGAGAATCTGGATAGTGGTGGTTATAGACAAGCCATAGCAGCCAAAGAAAATATCTTTAAGGATGTCACACCATGAAAGATGACATGATTAAAGTAATGCGGATGGTAGACATGGCTCTGGGGAAACCCAAGTACACCTACCCGATGTATGAAAATGCGCCTAGACCAGAAGGAGCTTACGCTGCTGTTAAATACATAAGCGAAGAAAACCCTGGCATAGATACGGTGAAGATGAGTGATGAGACAGGCACCATTGTGCAGACGGCAAGAGGCATACGTATCATCACATACGACATTATGTTCTCTCGCGATGATGTGGAAGCTGTGATATTTGATTCAAGCTTTACTCGGCCTGACATTAAAGACTTTATGATTACGGAAGGTCTTGCGTTGCTGTGGAAACAGCCAATAGACAACAAAAACATATCAAGGGAGACTTCGTGGGAAGTGCGAACCGGCATACGTGTCCAGTTCAATATCATCCGTGAAACCTCCATCAATATTAGCACCATAAACTCAGCGAACATTACTGATGTTGGTGTAAACGAAACATACACCGTTAGCTTATAACGAATTAAATTTTTAGGAGATTATATGACTGTCCCTATCTCAAGTGTAGTGAGCGTAGCAATATCAAGCGCTCCTACTCCTGCTGGCTTAGCCGGCTTTGGTACACTGTTATTTGTAACACCCGAAGGCGAAGGAATCTTTGACGCCGGTGAACTGATGCGCAGCTATTCTAGCGCCGGTGAAGTTGCTGCTGATTTTACATCGGGTGAAGCTGTACAAGCAGCCAATGCCTACTTTGGACAAGTGCCTCGTCCTACAGAATTAAAAGTGGGTACCACCTTAAGCGCTGTCGCTGCACTGGTCGATAACTTAACTGCTCTGGAAGAGTACGACGACAGCTTCTATGGCGTTTGCTTAGACAAATCATACCGTGATGGCCCCGACACTATCGCTGCTGCCGGCTGGGTTCAAAGCCGCGACATGATATTCTTTGCCAACACCAACGATTCTGCAACACTAAGCATATCTACCCAGACTGGCACCAGTGCTAAGACGCTTCAAACAGCCGCCTACTCAAACACTATCGTTACTTACGGCAGCAATGTTGATCAGTACGCTTGTGCTTCTGTCGCAGGTCGTGCGTTTACTGTTAACTTCGGTGGCACTAACACCACCATCACCTTGTTCGGTAAGAAGTTACCTGGCATTACTTCGTCTAGCATCTCTTCTTCGCAGAAAGCTGCACTAGAAAATGTTAACTGTAATGCATTCTTGGATGTTGCAGGCAACTTGTTGTATTCCGATGGCAAGATGGCAGGTGGTGGTTACATCGATACTGTACACGGTCGTCACTGGTTGCAAAGCTACATTCAACTAGCCGTGTTTAACGCGCTGTACTTGTCACCCACCAAAGTGCCTTACACCAATTTAGGCATTGCACGTATTGTCGCAGCTGTTAGCGATGCACTTGCACAAGGTAAGCGCAACGGTCTGTTAGGTTCTGGCTCTGATGAGGAAGGCAACACACTCATCAATGGTTACGCTGTAACGTCAGTACCTTTGTCTGCTGTTTCCGATGCTGACAAGGCTGCGCGTGTGTACTCAGGTATTGGGTTTGTCGCTATTGGCGCAGGTTCACTGCACGGCATCACTATAAGCGGCAGCTTTAACTAAGGAGTATTAAATGAAGCAGTATAGTTTTTACAATATGGATTTACAGCTCGATGGTGTAACGGTTGAAGGTTTCAGTACCTCTAACTCCATCATCGAAGCAGGCCGTTTTGCGGCACAACATGCCCGGGTAATGGGCGCTAAAGGTGAGATGGTTATTGCAACTACTGCTGACCGCTCAGGCTACATGACTTTCAACTTGCTACAAACGTCAAACTCCAACACAGGCCTACGTCGCCTTGCCGAGTTTACCCAAGAAACTACATTGGGTGATGGCGAGCAATTCAAAGGCATCGGCGCTGCACACTTGAAAGACCTGATGGGCCAAGACCGTGTAAACGGCGCAGACGGATTTGTTCCTAAGCAACCCGTATACAGCCGGGGCGTAGGCATTGCAGATGTGAAATGGGTTGTTGAGTTTGCTCAGCTGTACTTCTCTGAAGGTCTGCAAGAAGACTCTCCGGGTTCTATCAGTTCAGATAGCGCGGCAAACTACAACTTCGTCTAACGTAAGAGGGTAAAATGGAAACAGAGAAACGGCCAGTACAACAGGCCACTAACGCAACAATTGACGGAGTAACCTATCGCGTCAATGTATGGCCAGTAACAAAATCTATGCGCTACCTGCACCGTCTTCTTGACGTATCGGGTGAGCATATCCTACCATTCATCGAAGGCAAATATGAATTTGCTGACGTACTCCGCTTTACCCGCTTTACTAACGATTCCGATATGAAGGAACTCGTACAAGAGGCTGTTTGTTCTTCCTACCGGGAAGGGGAACGCCTCGACTCCAAAACTTTCGACTCCGATTTTAAAGACTTGATGCACGTTTATAAAGTCTTCGCATTTGTATGCGAGGTACAATATAAAGATTTTTTCGCACAAGGGCTGAGCATGAAAGTGGAAGAGTAGAAGTCTATACAGAAGGGGCAGATACCGATTTGCCCCTTCCCCCTCCCAAAGATTATGCCAGCCAGTTCCCCCACGTTAACTTCTTTATTCACCGTCCCTGTATGTCAGAACCGCCTTTGTGCTTATTGCACCAATTGGATGACGGTACTTACACCATTGTGGACATTTTGGTTATGCACCAACTACTCGATTTAAAAGCGCAGATCAAAACTGACGCAAGACAGGATGATGATAATGTCGGCACTAGATAACCTACCACCCCATATAAGGGCGCAAGTTTTACAAGCTGCTACTGAACACAGAGCAGCGGGCGGGAATCACGAACAGCACCCCAGAGAAGTACTTGCAGCCATAGAAGCTCGCAGGTATGACACTGCCGAATTGTTTGACAGCGCAGACCAAGAAGATGTCGCGCCCACCAACTCAATGGTCGAATCGTCACTCCTCGGCGCTGTATCCATGTACGCTGGTGATGATGTACCCACGCACATGCAACCGTCTTCCGTTAATCACTACAACGCAAATGACGAATGGGTGAGTGAAGAAGATGCAATACACCACCGATCCGCCTCTGAAAGAGAATCAAGAAAGAGGATCAAGGACTCTATTGAGCTAGGTAAAAAAGATCCAGTTCACTCAGACGCCAGTGGTGTAATACGCAACAGAGAAGAAACCCTATCAAGAGAAGTCACAGACAATTGGGGCAATCAATTAGAAGTACTCAACACCCAGTTTAACATTGGTGGTTTACCCCAGCGTTATTCGGATGAAGATTATGCCAGTGGAAGGCGCACAGCTGTTGACTCGCTGACAGAGAAATACTTCAACGACGTTCCCGATCACCTCAAAGGCAGTTTGCGTACTGCTTCCACAACAATGGAAAAGCTCATTGCAGAAAACGTCCGATCCAATGCAATGAGTTACAACTCGGAATCTTTCTTAGGCAAAGCCGACGCCATACCTGGCACCAAGCAATTTGCTCAAGCCCTTAGAGGCAATGGCACCAAGCGTGGGCGTGAACTCAGCAGCTACTTAAGAAAGCCCGCACAGTATCCAGACAACGACCAAGGCAGGAAGCTAGACGGTGGTGTGACATCAACGATCAGTGGCGTGCCAAAGTTTAATTTTGACGCAACCAGTGGCAAGAACAAGTACAACCATGACTACACAAAAGTTAGGCATGAGATGCGCGATCTTGCCAGTGACGTAGGTGCTTTCTATGGATCAGGAAGGGACGCAAATAGGCGGAAGCGCCGCGATGCATTAAAGACAACCGGTGCAGCACTATCAGGCTCAGACCTAAACGATGCTATCGGTATGCAAGGCGATGTAGCAGATACTATAGGTGGGCAGACAGGGCGTGAGTTTATTGTCGATCAACTTATTGGTGAGCAACACAATGCATCCGCTCGTACCGCTTCAGGCCTATTGGACGAAGACGGTGAAGAAATTTACTACGCCTTTGACAGTAAGTTTGAAGACATGGATGCCAGTAAGCTGGGCGAGGTAGACCTCAACAAAGATGTCGGAAGTTTTGACACAGGATATCTTGGATTGTCAAATCCTCAAATCACTTCGTTCAATTTAGGCATTGATAAAGAGGGTGAAAACCAACCCGAACCTGACCAAAATATGAAAGACCACCAGCGTAACGTGTGGAGGGTAGGTGAGGAAAAACGGCAAACTAGGCAAAAGCTTTTTGACAAACAAACAATGTACAACGATTTGTTTGGTGCCGAAGAGGTAACTTTTGCCGACATGCCAGAGAAGGCAGTGCCACCCAAGAAAGTAGAACCTGGCAAGCCACCTGTAAAGAGTGGGACACCTTACCGGCGCGAGTATAATTCAGCAGCCGACCTAGTTACACCTCAAGCAAAAAACCGTACATCGAACGATCAACTAGATCAACTGAAGAAGCTAAAGCCAAACCTTAACTTTAGCGACAACGAGCAAGGCACCCCAGCGTGGAAAGATGAGCGCAAGCCTGTTGCTACAGCTACCGAAGCGGGCTATGCCATCTCAGGCTATAACGCTTATGGGCAAGATGCCTTAACCGGTATTGCTGAAGGCCAGAAGGAAGATGCTCAAGGCCAACAAGATCACAGTGCTTTTGCCATAGGTGAGATAGGCGAGAAGCAAGGCGCACGGATGCTTAAAGAGCGCACCGGTTTGGACTTATTTGAGTCAGGGTTAATTACTAATCCCAAGTATCAGAACATGGGCATCTCACCAGACAGAATGCACATTGATGATAAAGACAAACTGCACTTGCAAGAATTCAAGACCAGCAGTGTCGGTGATGATAGGAACGATGCAGGCCTGTTTGCCAAGCACAAAGACCAGATGATGATGCAGATGATGGTATCGGAAGCTGAGTCTAATACGCTGCAACGGGTGTGGTCATCAAGCAACAGTGCATTCTCAGGTAACGAGGGCGCACACGCAAGCTACTCTGATTCTGATTGGCGTATGCGTGAGGCCGGCAAGATCGAACGAGACTCTGATGAGTTTCGTGAATGGGAAGCCAACAACAAAGACAAGATACAACGCTTTGGTGCTGCTAAGAAAGCAGACATGGCCGGCGGCGGAACGGCTGCAACACAGGCGTACCTCAATCAAGAGGGCTTGGGCGATGTTACGCAAGGACAGAGCAGACAAGAGGCAGAGAAAGCCAACAAAGCAGACAACCGACTCGGCAATGAACGTCTATCTACCATCTCCGATGCACTAACCGGTGAAGGCAAAGGCTTGTTTAAAACCTTGCTAGGCGGCGGCGGTGGCTCGGGCGGTGTGAAGGGCCGGCTGGCTGGCATGTTAGGTGGCAAAATGGGCGGCGCAGTTGGCATGGTCGTGCAAGCTGGCGCAGGCATTATTAAGTATGCAGGCGCAGAGGCAGAGAGCGTCGATGCCCTGGCTAACATCGGTGCCGATGAAACAAAACTTAAGTTCAAGCGCGGGCAAGGTCACTTGCAAGAGCTGGGCATGAGTGATGAGAAAGCCAACGACCTTGCCACCAAATTCCAAGTTATTCAAACCCTGAATGATGCGGAGAAGCCAGCAGCTCTTAGTAAGCTCATGTCAGACACGCACGGGTTGTTTACCAGAGAGACACTGGCCAATGGCTCAATAGCCGATGCGCTTCAAGAAGTTAAAGACCAAGACAGTCGTGGTATCAATGTAGCCGGTAAGTTATCAGGCAGTGTTTTGCAAGGCTTGGCTGGCGCTCGCAACCTCAACCAAGATGATCTGGACGAGATGAAGCGGGAGGCGCGCATTGCTGAACAAGGCGATGCACGGTTTGATGGACTGGGCACAACCGATGCGGCGTTGTTTAGAACCAACATGCTGATCGAGAATAAGAAAGGCGACTTGTTGGCAAACAAGAGACGATTAGGTGATGCACCTATAGCCACCTTGGGTGAGTACTTCCGCAACGAAGAGGGCTTTGAAACACTCGACTCTGTGACAGGAGCCATAAGTGGGGTAGCAGGATTTCCCGGTAGATTTATAGGCGCTGGTGCCGGTGCCGTATCCTCAGTGCTGGGCTTTCCCGGCAATGCGGTCGATGCCATCACATCAGCCCCGGGCAATGTCGTTAAGGGTGCTGCGGGTATGGTTGCTGACTTAGGCGTAGGCGCATGGGACTTGGTAACAGGCTCGGACGGTGCAAAAGAGACACGCATAAAAGTAGAAAGCACATTGGATATGAAAAATGGTGTGATGGTGCAGCGCGTATCAGGCGATGATATTGATACGACAGAAAACACCCGCACCGTGGATCAAGTAACAGAAACTTTTTAATAGGAGAAGAACGTGTGGAAACGAAAGATACGGTTAAAAGTCTATGAAGATGCCAATCTAAGCAAAAAGATTTGGTCTTCTGATGCCCTGCGTATGGACTTTAGTTATACCAGCACGATGGGTGAGGCAGTAGACACATGCAAGATAGATATTTACAACCTTGCATTAGAGAACGCCGTAAAATTGTCAACCACATCGACACTTCATGTGTTGCTAGAGGCAGGGTATGAAGACGAAGGTGATCTGGAAACAGTCTTCACCGGCGTCGTACAAAATGCATGGGGCAAAAGACAACTGCCCGATCACATTACCAGCTTGTATTGCTTGGCTGTAGGGACGCAGAACTTGGGCCGGGTTATTACCATGCCGGTATCAGGGCGAGAAGAAACCTTTCGGGCTTATATGAATAGGCTGGCTATTACGGCAGGCTTCTCGCGTGGGTGCAACTTCATTGGTGTCTATGATGAAATACTCGAGTCCATCGTACCTTCACGGACAGTGACCTCTTCAGCTTACTCCCTGCTTAAAGGTATCTGTGACGAAAAATACGTGTACTTCAAAGTAGAAAATGCACGTTCTATTCGCGTCACACCTAAGCTGGTTTCAGGGTCGGTTGAAGAGCTGAGTAAAAGCTCAAAGAACAAACACGTTCTTGAGTTGTCTCGCACCAAAGGCTTGCCTGAGATAGGTAATCAAAAGATTGTTTTGCCCTACACACTCACCCCTGCCATACGTGCAGGTGATGTCATTGACACCAGTGAGTTTGTCGATGAGCAAAGCCGGTCTAACAGTTACTCAAGGCTACAAGACAATACCGATCTGTTCTTGACAGATAACTACTTCAGCTATGCATTGCTTACTTCTTTCTTATTGTTAGAAGTAAAGCACGCCGGCTCAAACTACGAAGATAAGTGGATCACCACAATAAAGGGCCACAGGTGGTCACAAAATACAGGAGGGGAATCCTAATGGCTCTCAACATACCCACAATGATTGAGCACTCACAAGACCAGCAACTCATCTTTGATGCTGTTGTAGTAGAGGCCCATAAAAGCCATATCGATATCACCAAGTACCCCGTGGAAAGTGGGTTCCTTGTCAGTGACCACGCTATACGGCGAAACCGATTAGTTAACCTTGAAGTAGTCACGGCCAACCAACACTTTAGAGAGTCCGATGCGATGGGTAACTCACCCATATCGGATAGGGTAAGGGGCCACTTCGATGTCCTTAACGACCTGTGCCTGCGCGGTGAGCTGGTAACCGTCACTACTAACCTGGGCGTGTATACCGATTGCATCATTACCGATGTCAATATCGTACAAGACCCGAAAACTATCATGGTGATGCGCGGCACAGTAACCCTTGAGCAATTGTTTGTTGTGGATAAATCAGAAGGCCGTGGCTTTATATTGAATGAAGCTGTTGGGCTTGTTGGGTCTATTGCGAATTCAATCGTGTCCTTGTTTACCGCTGATCCCAAAGTACGCTCGCCAAGCCTTAAAGACTTTCTTGAGCGAAGCGCTGCAAGGAAACATAAATGAACGTGTTTAAAATACCCACACCTACCTTTTCCAGTGGTGTGTTGTTTGACTATGACGGTGTGACCTATGGACTATCAACAGTAAGGCGCAGTGGCTTTGAAGGCCAGCTGCAATACATCATTGATATTACGTGGGAAGACAGAATCATCTACGGCATCGAAGTTGTAGAAGGGGCCAACCTAGTGAAGCAATACGGTGGCTGTGCCATACCTAGCTTGTACGCTAAGCAAAAGATTGGTGTAACAACAACGCCCACCAGCCTTGGAGACATCTTTGATCTATACATATTGGAGGCATGATGCAACAAAAGTTTATCAACACATGCTATCCCGCAAAGATAGTGTCGTTTAACCCAGAAGAACAAACTGCCACTGTGCAGCTGGCCATAGAGCAATACTACCGTGGCCTTTTCAGTGAAGAAAAAGAATTCACAGAAGCAGAAACACCCGAAATTAATGATGTACCGGTTCACTTTCCTAGCGGTGGCGGGTACTGCCTGACCATGCCGGTTAAGCCCGGTGACTTTTGCCTAGTGATGTTTGCCCAAAAGGGTATCGATCATTGGCTGTACAAAGCTGCTATGAAAGCAGGGCGCTTAATCGGCAGACCCAGCTCGCAGCACATACGCACACACAACATCACTGATGCACTGTGCATGGTTGGTTTTAATCCCATCCCCAACGCTATTACCGATTTTGATCCTGACAACATTGCCCTGCGTAACGCCGCCAACAACACCAAGATTACACTGACCAATGCGGAAGTGTTTGTCGATGCTGTAACCAAAGTAACGGTCAAGGCTCCCGAAGTCCTTGTTGAGTCTCCCTCAATTACGTTAGACGGCGATGTAAGCATAACCGGTACGCTAGGTATCGTTGGCGTAGTGACCGCACAGGACGCTGTAAATGCCTCTGGTAACGTCACAGCACCAGACTGTATTGGTGGCGGCATAAGCCTCAACGGACACACACATACCATATCAGGTGGTTCAAGTGCAGGCACCACAGGAGGGCCAAACTAATGTCCAACTTTTATTTAACGTCCGACTGGGATTTAGACATCACCAACAGGGTCAGGCGAGTAACAAAATCACCCCAAGTAGCACAGCTTGTACGATCAAGGCTGCAAACAATTAAAGGGGAGTGGTACAGAGAAGGCAGTGTTGGTGTGCCGTGGTTTGATAGTGTGTTCGTTAACAACTACGACCTACCCACTATTGAATCGTACATTGCCAAAACCATTGTTAGTACTAATGGCGTCAAGTCTCTTGATTCGATGAGTACACAAGTAGACAGGGCAGCGCGCCGGCTTACCGTAACCTTTGCCGGTACAACAGACTTTGGCGAATCATTCGCATCAACAGCAACAATATAAGGAGGCCGCATGGCTGGTGTAACCGTTAATGGTTTTGAAATAAAAACCTACGATGAAATTATGACAGAATTATCTGCTTCCTTTGAAGCAACATTTGGTGCTGACTTTGATACCACAACAGAGAGTCCCGATGGGCAGCTCATTGCTATCTTTGCCGATGCCCTGGCTAACCAGTGGTTGTTAGCTGAAGCCAGCTCCAAGACTTTTGTACCGTCCAAAACATATGGCGTAGGCCTAGACAATGCAGCCGAGTTATTTGGCCTGAACAGAAAGGAAGGCATACTGGCCACAGTGTCCGTAAACTTAGACGGGTTTGCCGGCTTGCAGATACCGTCCGGTTCCTTGGTAAGCAATGAGGCAGGCGATCTGTTCTCTACGTTGGCCGTGGCTACATTGCCTTCAACAGGCACCCCGTGCGAAGCGGTTAACTATGGCAACCTCAATGTCGGTGTCGGTGCAATCACTGAGCCCTACACACTAATCAACGGCTGGACAACAGCAACCAATACCGTTGAAGGCATTGTAGGTTACGAGACAGAATCCGATGCCGTGTTTAGAGCAAGGCTATTGTCCAGTACCGTATCGCGTGGCACCAGTACGCTTGATGCATTGTACTCAGCCTTTGCCGCTAACGGTATTGACAAAGTGCATGTGGTTGAGAACGACAGCGACAGTGTGGTAGATGGGCAACCGGCCCACAGTGTTCGAGTGATCGTACAAGATGGCACCGATGTAGAGATAGCAGAAACCATCTTCAACAACAAGACAGTGGGCGTCACCACCTTTGGTGCAACCACTATGTCGGTATTGGACAGTGGCTCTGACGCACACGACATCAACTTTGATCGACCCACACAAACAACCGTGAGTGTCAGCATCAATGTACGCATACGTGAAAACGCTAGGCCAACGTATGAAGCCGATATTCGCAATGCAATCTTGGGGCACATAGCTACCCGTACTATTGGGCAAGACATTGTGTGGTCTGATTTGTTTGTGGCATTAGCAGCAGAGCCCGGGCTTGCATTCCCTAGCATCTTGCTTGGCACTCCCGGCTCTGAAGCAGCCGTTGACTTTGCTATTGCAAAAGATGCGGTGGCGATCACTACTGCCGATGACATAACCATAGTGGCGGGGTAATGGTATGGCACTGTATGATTTAGACACACCCGCTATAGAACGCTTTCGCACATTGCTTATCTCTCAGTACCAAGACTCACCTAAGTTTAAGGCCTACTGTGAAATCCTCTTTAAGAAACTTGAGGAGTTGCAAATTGCACACACACAAATACGCACAGGGCGTAACTTGTCCAGTGCCGGTGGCTTAAACTTAGAATACATTGGCGAGTACTTGGGGGCCAAGCGCACACCTATTGAAGTGCCCTTTGCTAACTTTGGTTGGAACGGCAATGCCGTGGCTTTGTCCTTTGGTACACCGTCAAACGCACAAGGTGGTGAGTGGAAGTCAGAGTCCGATCAATTGCGTGTCAATGCACTAACGCCATTGTCAGACAGGCTGTATAGAAAGTTGCTTCGAGCCAAGATCATTATCAATACATCCTTGTTGTCAGTGAACAACATGCGCGAATTGTTGTTGCTAGTTGTGACAACAAACGATGATTGCACGATCACCGAGAACACGAACGGTGCACTCAGCTATAGCGTGTACTTCCCCAAACAATTAAGCCCTACAGAGAAAGAGCTAATCGCTAATCGCGGAATGCCCAAGCCAGCCGGTATACAGGTTGATTACTCAGACGTAGATGGCCCAATCATATATAACACCTAGAGGTATTTATGGCTCTTAAATTTCCACAGTGGGCAACGACTGATATTGCAGATATTGGCGGCGGTTCGCCCAACAAGCTAGAACCAGATACGCAGTCAAAGACAGAGGGTTGGGAGCAAGAGATTCCGTTGCTGCAACACATGAACTGGATTCAAAATAACTTTGCAACATGGCTTAGGCGATCCAACGAGCATGTGCAAACGGTTGATGGCACCACGCTCGAAGTCGGTTCTATTAACGTAGTGAACGCCGGTGATGTTGTCTACCTGCCTAACGATGCTGTGCCTGGGCAAAGTGTCACTATCTTGCAAAGCCAAGACACCGACTTCTCCATCATACCCGCGACAGTTGTGGGCAATGGCTTGCCTATTGTGATGCCCTCGTTCAGCACGTTCGAGTTAGACACCACCAATGGCATCTTCCAGTTCTTCCATGACACGAATCGCTGGGGCGTCAACCTACTCGGTGAAGTGGGTACGGGTGATCCATCCAAAGAAGCGCGCAGTTCTGATTTCTTCACCGGCTTGTTTGGTGCAGGTACAGACAATGCCAAGGCCGGCATCGTTCGTACAGTAGAGTTTACCGGTGCACAGGGTCAAGACACTTTTGCCTTTGCCTACGATGGTGGCGATGTCATCCATGTGTACCTCAACGGGTTTAGGCTTTCAACAGGTGACTTCACTCGGCCCGATGGCTCTAACATCGTACTAACCGGTGCAGCACTTGATGAACAAAACGATTTGCTTGTTATTACTGCTTGGGGAACAGCGTACTCAGAAATTGACGGAGGTACATACTAGTGACCAGCAAAGCGCGTGACCTAGCCGACAATATATCTGAAGTAGTGACAGCACACACCGAACTGGTTGACGCAACACTGTTTGTTAAAGGTGTTGTTCAACTCGCCTCGGGTACTGAAGTAAGGAACGGTGTTAATGCAGGCAAGGTAATTACCCCGCAAACCATGCGTGCAATATACGGTGAAGCTTTTATTGACCCGCTGGCATTCTTGCGGGTTGCTGACATCACCAATATTACTTACAACGGTGACAACACCACCAACGTCATAACCTATTCGCAAGGCTCAACTGCCACACACAGCTACGGCGGTGATGGTATAACGAGCATTGTGTATACAGAGGTCGATGGCACAACAACCAAGTTCACCAAAACCTACGGGTACACCAATGGTTTATTGACTACCGTGACCGGAGCATAAGGAGGTATTTATGCCGAACATTTCAAAATCTAGGCAACTCGCTGACTTCGTTCACCTTAATGCCATTGATGCATCCGAGCTAGATCAGGGTGCAGTAGTTCTCGCTACGCTGGAAGAAGCGTTAGCAGGCATTGATGCAGAGAAAGTAATAACACCAGCCACGCTCAAAGCAACTATTGATGCGCTTGGCACCCCTGATGCAACAAAACTGGCCCGGGGTATTATACAGATTGCAACGCAAGTTGAAGTCAATGCAGGCACAGATCAAGACAAAACAGTAAGCCCTGCATCGCTGCAAGCTAACCTTGCACAGCACACCAGTATTAATGCGCTTACGCTGGCGGGAGAGGCCAGTGACTTTTACTCGCCACAGTCAGACACGTACACCAAAAATGAAGTGGACAACGCCATCAGTGGCGTAGTATCAGACCTCGATTGGAAAGAGGGTGTTGCAACCTTTGGTGACTTAGCCACAACGTACTCAGCAGCACAAGAGGGTTGGACAGCCAGCGTAGACGATGTTGATATTATCTACCGGTTTGACGGAACAGATTGGCTGGTTCTAGCAGGAGGCACAATACCTTTAGCAACAGACTCAGTTGACGGCAAGATGAGTGCATCAGATTTTACCAAGTTGGCCGGCCTTGCCAACTACACACACCCCACTGGTGATGGCAACAACCACGTACCTGCCAATGGCACAGACAGTGTGGGCAAAGTGCTTACCTCTAGTGCAATAGCCGGTACGTACATCTGGGAAGTACCCGTTCCCGGTGCCGTAGGTACACAGTTCTTTTCTGGCACCACAGCACCAACAGAAAAACCGGACGGTACATTTTGGTTAGACACAGACGATGAGGTGCTATACCAGCAACAATCTTCCTCTTGGGTTCAGATAAGTGCTGCTGTGGTAGGTACGGATCTAAAAGCCGATGTGACCTATGTGGATGCGCAAGATGAACTAAGAGCTCTAAAAACCAATGCAGTCTTTGTTGGCTCATTAACAGAAGGCTACGCTGCAATCACAGGTGTCACCCCGGCGCTAAGTGCAACTGCTGGAACCTTACAAAGCTGGGTGCTTACAAACAACAGCACACCTACCGACAGTTTTGCCGACAACACCAGCATCACCTTAATGATAGATGACGGTTCTGATTATTCAGTGACATGGCCATCTGTCAATTGGAAAACAGAGGGTGGGGTTGCGCCCACACTTAACGCGACAGAACCTACCTTTGTCGTTTTGTGGAAAGTGGCAGGCGATTTATTTGGCTCTAGGGTAGGGGATGCGTAATGCTATCAAGAAAATTATTAGCAGTATCGAGTGGCGGTGACCTGTATGACTTCACCACATTCCAGTTCAACTCTGGGTCTGAAGTGCAAGGCATCGCCGCGCCAACGTACTCAGACTTGATAGCCAACTACGACACAAGCGCAAACCCGTGGCTGGTTGATACCGGCATGTTTACTGTTGTGGAAGGTAAGCAACTGTGGACTGTGCCGGCTGATGGCACCTACAGAATTATTTGTGCTGGTTGTTCCGGAGCAGGCAAGAACAACTACGGACTCACTGGCTACGCCACCGGCGGCTACGGCAGGAAAATAGAGGGCAACTTTGCATTACTAAAAGGGCAGAAGCTAGAGATAGTTGTAGCCAAGCAAGGCGGTAATGGCGGTAACAGTCAATACGGACAAGCGGGTGGGGGAGGGGCATCATCTGTCTGCAAAGAAGGCTTTAGTGGAACCTCCGACATACTAATAATAGCCGGTGGCGGCGGTGGTGGCACACACTACAGAACTCCCCCGGTAGATGGTGGACACGCATCATCAGAGCAGGGTGATGGGAGTGGTGGCGAAGCCAATAGCAGTACAGGTGGTAACGGCGGCGGTGGAGCCTTCCATAACGGCAGCGGTTCTGGGTATGGTAATCCGGGAGAGGCCATTAGGTACGACAACTTGGGTGGCACTGGCCACAACGGGGCTGGATACGGTGGCTACGGCGGCGGTGGTGGCGGTGGGTTCTCTGGTGGCGGTGGCGGTGGCGGTGCGACGGGTGGAAATGGCGGTAGCAACAGCGGCAGGGCACCCGGGGCAACAGGCGGTAACTGCTACAACGCAGGCACAAGCCAATCAAACGACCAATATAGCTACAACGTAGGCACTTGCACAATAACGAAAATATAAGGACAGAGTATGTACGTAAAAACAATTGATAATTTACTATCGCAATACCCGTACAACCTGCACCAGCTAAAGCAAGAATACCCCAACACCTCTTTCCCTAAAGTAATGTCAGAAACATTCTTAGCAATGTATGGCATCTACTTTGTTGTGCAAGAACTTATTGAGTATGAAGAAGACACGGAGCGTGTTGAAGATGGGAATGTGGAGTTGCTTAATGGGGTGTGGACGCAACGAAAAACTGTTGTGCTTTTGCCACTGCCCACGCCAGAAGAAAAGAAGCAATTAGTAACTGCACTCGTACAAACACTGCTTGATGAGTACGCACAAAACAGCGGCTGGGACGATATGGAATCAGCAAGAGCATGTGCCGGTATTCCTTTGTTTGGCGACGAGTCACAAATGGAGCTAGACATGCACGCCGACTCAGTGACTTTGGCGCGATGGTATTTAAAAATGTGGGGACACACCTATCAAGTGGAAAACGATGTTAAAGCGGGCATTAGACAAGAGCCCACTATCGAAGCCTTTTTAGGTGAGTTGCCTACTCCTACAAAATGAGTAAGGACAGAACATGGCATTCCCAACAGGTATAGCAAACGGCCATATAAGGACACACCCTGATGGCCGGCGCTGGCAGTATGACGCTACAAAAAATGTGTGGAATATAAAGACTGAGGTGTACGACGATTCAAACTACATAGGTGCTAGAGGCGAGATAGGGCCGGCGGGTGCCGACTCTACAGTTCCCGGTCCAGTTGGCCCTGCAGCTGCTACATATTCCATGAATGGAACAATACTTACTATTACAACATAGGTGATACATGCCCGATCAAATTATAGATATGGCAGGCGTAACCGATGTCACCTTAGACGGTAGTACTGTGTCTGCCATCATCTTAGACGGTGTAGAGATATTCACTTACGCAGCACCATCTATGGACTACCTAGTTATTGGTGGTGGTGGGCAAGGCGGAGGAAGAATGGGCGGCGGCGGTGGAGCTGGTGGCCTTAGAACTTCTTGGGGTACTGATTCCGGTGGCGGTGCAAACCCAGAACCTTCTATACCCATAGGCACGCACTACTTAATCAGTGTTGGCGTAGGAGGGAGCGGCGGCAACAACAGAGCGCATGGCGTCCAGGGTGGCCCTTCACGCTTGTATACATCACAAAATGACATAGCTACCTCCAATGGTGGTGGTGGTGGGGGTTGCTATCGGAACGTGATGGCCCCCGATAATGGCAACTACGGCTCGGGTGGTGGCCGTGGCGGAGGAAATAGTGGTGTTCACGTTGGGAACATCGGCAGAGTCAACGAGGGATTTAGGGGTGGCTCAAGTAGCAGCAGTAATTATGTATCGGGTGGCGGCGGCGGGTCTAACCAACTGGGAGGAAATGGCATTGGCACGCAATCCGGTAGTGGTGGAAACGGCATCCTATCGGACATACTGGGTTACGACTTGTACTGGGCTGGCGGCGGTGGTGGTGGTACGTACTCTAATCACGGCGCGGGAAATGGTGGCGAAGGTGGTGGAGGCGGCGGCAGAAGCGGAACCGGCGCTGCAACAAGTGGCGGCACAGGGTACAACAATGGCTTTGACGCACTGCCCGCAAGCGCTGGCCGATATACTGGTGCATATGCCGGTGATTATACTGGTGGTGGTGGAGGAGGTGGTGCCTTCAACCCAGGGCGTGGCGGAAAAGGCGGAAAAGGTACAGTTATCCTAAGAGTAAAAACCACAAACTACACAGGTACACACACCGGAAACCCAATAGTAACTGTTGTTGGAGATGACACCGTTATGATGTTCCTCAACGACGGAAGTTACACAAGTTAATTAAACAAACAAGGAGTTTCACATTGATAGAAATTAAACATAAACGCAGTGCTACTCTCAATGCTGTACCTGCTGCTGCGGATTTGGTATTGGGGGAGATAGCAATAAACACGATTGGTGGGCAGATGTTCATCAAGAAAGACAATGGCGCTGTTGTAGAAGTGGGTGGGTCAGATGCCGAGAACGATGCAAAGTTTGTACGGCGAGCCGGTGGCAGCACCATGCAAGATGTGGTTGATGTAGGTACTACTGTCGTAGTCCTTACCGGAACCAGTATTGACTTGGCCATAAGCAACGGATTTAAGCACACATACACAGCCAATTGGTCGCCGGTAATTACTAATGCCAGCAATGGGCGGGAGTCTTCGTTCCTAATAGAGTTGGTTGATGGCGGGGCGTGGGCAACTACATGGTCGCCTGTTGTTAATTGGGTGTCGCCTGATGGCAGCACTAACACCAACCTATTAACTGCTGGTGTGGAGCTGCAAACCAGCGGAAGTGACTGGGCAATAATCTGGACGCCAGATGGAGTGACGTTCTACGGCAAGGTGATTCGATGAATCTAAAGAAGTTTAGGCTGGCAGCAACAGGCGGCGCACCACGCACAAGAAATACGGATGTGAACACATTAGAGAGCAGTGCCAACACCCTTGTGGGTACGGAGGCAACTACCTCGTTTTCCACAAATGCCTTGGTGTCTTACAACACATGGTACACAACACAAAAGCCCACCTCCTACGACACTACCTTTTTCACAGCAGGGTCTTCAGGCCTCTACTGGTTGTCAGAAGGCGAGTCAAAAACAGGGTGGTGGGTAACCAATAACGTCTGCTATAGCGACACCTTTACACGAAACACAGGCGACCCAGCTCAAGGTATCTACTTGACTTGTTACTCGGGCAACACAACAAACGCAACGAGCAACCCAACCAGTAAGTACACCTACCATCAAACGCTGCGCTTATCGAGTCGCAACACATCAAGACCAACCGAAAAGCAAACATCAAAGCCTACCCAAGTGTACAGAAACACGGTAAGGGAAACGCTTATATAACAACACAAGGAGAACCTATGATTGAAGGAACGACTATCGCTGACCGTGACATTGGCAACATTGCACGCAGCGAACGCAACAACTGGATTGAAGAAATAGAAAGCCAAATAATAGATCTAGCGCACTACCCAACAAGCTACGATGTCAATTGCACCCAGCCCGTAAACTTTACCGAGTGTTCTTATACAGAAGTGCTTGGCGGTGTTTACCTCAAGTCTCAAAACTTAGAGATAAATACCAGGGTTATGCACAAAGCCTCGCTAAACTATGAAGACGAAAAACACTTATCAATGCTCTTTGACACAATCGGTGACAAGTATGTGCTGGACAGCCTTGATGTTGATGAATACCCAGACGATGTTGTGTTCCCCCCGGGCGATAACCTCAACGACCTAGTTGACCCTGAAATACTCGCAAGGCTTATGTTTGACGATGAGTATGCGTTCATAAAACCACACCCCATGATGAGTGATGAAGCGTACCGCGAGCTGCAATGTACCTACGGTGCCACTCGAATTATAGAACGCAATGTCAGTGGTATGGAAGTACTCAAGAACGCCAAAACAGCGTACATCACAGCAGCCAGTGAGCTGGGTATTGTCGCTGCACTGTGGCAGAAGTCCATTGTTAATGTGGGTAGATTCACCAAAGAGTCGGACACGGTTTACTTCCCCATAAACAGGGTATTACTTGGCACCAAGAACAAGGGTGATCGCCAAGCGCGGCTAAACAACATGATAGCTTGCAAAAGCTCAGGCCTGTTGTTCCCTTGGATGGATGACATAGAAGAACGAACGGAAGCCTTTTACACCAATATTACTAATCTGCGTGAGTTGCACAAGCCAATGGCCCAAGCCACCACCCGATAACGCAAGGAACACTTATGCTATATGGAAAAGTATCGGATGGTTTTACTAATCTGATAACAGAAGATAAATTGCGTGAACAACTCAGTGACACCAACTTGCCTGCTGTATTAACGGCAGCCAACCTTGCCTCTTTTGGTTACACACCACTAGAAGCACCACAGGCCACTGAGTTTGTACCGCACACCGCCGACAAAATCTACACCTACTATGTTGTGGAAGAAGAGGGCGTTTATGTACGCAAGCCAACACTGGTTGACTATCAAGGTGACGTTGATGCCCGCATAAGCCGGCGCTGGGACTCACTAAGAGAGCGACGTAACGAGCTGTTGGATGAATCGGATGGGCAAATACAGTCAGATAGAGTCCTACAAAAGGGTGAATGGGAGGAATACCGGCAACAATTGCGTGATTTAACCGACCAAAGCACCGACCCTTTCCTGATTTCTCTGCCCAATAAACCCCGTGATGGCAAAGGTACAGACGTTCAAACAGCCCGTAATTACTACATAAACAAGAGTATTGCGCGCCGAGACAAGGCACTAAAGACCAAATGGCTAGTAGAAACAGCACTGGGCTTTGCCATTACTTGCTCTGCTGAGTGCTTAGGCATACTGCACACCACACTATTAGCTGGCGGTGATGTAGTAAGGGCAGCAGATGGTACAACCAAACCCATTGATGAATTAGAGCTCTTAGACCTGATTGCCCTTGTTGCAAGTATGCAACACCAGCTTCATGTTAAGCATTGGGAAGAACTTGACCAACTAGAAACAGCTAACACCCGCACCCAGTTGTCACAAATGGACGGGCTATTCTAATGCTGGGGTTGATAAGTAAAGTATTAGGTGCAGTGGTCAAGCCGCTGTCATCTATGTACACGAAGAACCAAGATCGCAAGCAAGCCAAAGAGACAGGCAGGGCCAAACTTAGCCAGGCTAAACTCTCTAACGAAACGCAAATAACCCTTTCCGATGCTGAGTGGGAGGCTATTAACGCAGCCAACCAAGACAGTTCATGGAAAGATGAATATGTAACCATAATCATAACTCTACCCGTTGTTGGGATATTGGCCGGTGCTGTTTGGCTGGCCTATGCCGGTGATGCCCGTTTACTTACTGGAACTGTTGAAGGCATACGTGCTTTGAACGAAGCCGGCGTAGACATGGGTGAAATGATGACCGCCGTGGTATTCGCAGCAGTGGGCTTGAAGTTATGGAGAGCTAAGTAACATGGATGATAGTGTACGTTTTGACCGTATAGAACGGACATTGGAGAAACTAACAGAAATAGCCAGCAGGCAAATGGTGATAGAAGAACGGGTATCACAAATTGCACAGCGCTCTGGTGTAGCTGTTGAACGGTTGTCAGTGATTGAGTTGAACGTGATTCGCTTGGACAAACAAGTAACCAGAAACAACACCATCCTAGCTGGCGTAACTGGCGTTGCAACTATTGTTGTCGCCATCGTACTTAGATCAATCCTTGGAGGATAGATGATTAATAAATTTACAGTAGAGCCCATAGAAACTATCTACACAGAAGTAGGCCAACCCATTACCTTTAAGGCAGAGGCCAGCGTAGAAGCAGCCTTTGAGTTTCAAGTAAGGCGTGAAGGTCGATGGATGTTTGTAGGTGGTACACAAGGTAGTTCATTCACCCTTGGCAAAGTAGGTAAAGCACTGGGTACCCACTACAGAGTAATCGCAAGAAGCGATGGTCATGCAGTAGCAAGTAATGTTGCAGAGATTATCTTCGGAGAAGAGCCTGAAGTTGTTGAAGAAGCTATAGAAGAAGTTGTGGCACCTGTTGTGGCAGAAGTTTTAGAAGAAATCGTTAAAGAAGAAGTAGTTACGACCAAGAAGAAAGGCAAGAAGAGTTACTTCGAGCAGGCCTAGCACACTTTACACCTCTACAGAGTCACCCGTTTGGGTGATATTTGTAGGGGAGTAGATAATATCAAAGTACACTAATCAACCTATTGTTAACATTGTGTTAATTCCTTAACACTTCAGTTTAAAATGATTTGGTAAGCTGGTAGATTCTGCACCATAATTAATAAGTAAATAACAGAACGCGCTTAACACAGGCTTAAATACTTACTATGTAAATATTCGTAAAACTTCACAAAGCGTGACAGGGATTTCTTCGCCTAAAATTTGGCGAAAATATATAAAATTTTTCTTTTTGGTAGTTGGGTAAATTATATACAGAGTACTGTACAGGTAGGAGTTGCATCTAACGATTAGGGTAAGTGGTACTGGTGATTGTTTTTATAGAATTTTTGGGAGAACACAGTGGGTGGCTGAATGAAGGTAAGGAGGAAAGGAGTCTCTTGACCTTTTTCTTCTCTCATCTCTAACTCACTAAGGTATTAACTATGAACAATCTGTTTCTTTATGCAATCACGCTCGTATCAGTAGCCAGCCCTGATGACACTATCACCCATGATGTATGGGCAGTGAATATGGCTCATGCAATTGAGCAAGCCCACAGTCGTAGTGGTCACTGGTACACCGATGTCAAGAGCGTTGCGTCTATCTAAACCCCAATTCATTAAGAGAGTATTTACTATGTCTAACAGTATCGCGAATGAACTAAAAGCAGCACTTGGTCAGAAAGTCATAGATCAGATTATGGCCGAAGGTAACGAAGGTGGCGCAATCCCGATGAATGAGAACCCCGCACAAGTCAATGCAATAAGAGACATTGAGGCAATGGAGAAAGAGATAACAGAACTCTTCCTTGAGATGCCAGTCGATGTTCGCCGCATTGGTTATTTGAACGGTCGTATTTCGTCACTGCTTAATAGCTATGACTACTAACACACACTGCAATACAAACCCTTTTACCATTAATAGAGTAACTATTATGAACACTTCAACTAACACTAACACTGCAATGAACACTGAATCTCAAATGGCTTTGGCTCCTTGGGAGATGGAGTTACCTACACATAGTGAGGTGTCTGATCCGATGGACACTAGCAAGGTGATATACCGCATCTCGGTTAGGACTGTACAGGCCATAGTGCTTGGTGGATTTCCTCATTGGTTGCGTACACTGGATGGATTGAAGACTGATCGCAAGGTCAACCGGTTAGCTGTCTGCTTTACAGCAGTTGTACAGAGTCTTTGTGCAATGGTTACTGATAGCCAAGTATACAGTGAGCAGATCGTGGGTGATCTTATGCTCAAGAAGCTGAAGACTTTAAATGTCAGAAACACTGTCTTGTTGGATAAGCCGATAGAGGTTGATGTCAACTACCTGATAGACACAGCAATCGGTCGGGGTTGGTTGAATGATGACTTCACACTAACAGATGCCTTCCTTAAGCAAGTTGAGCTTAATGAGCAGAGCTATCCTGACTTTGAACCAGGGGTGGATAGAAACATACCCTTCGTAAAGAATGGGACTAGTGGTAATAAGAATGCTAGAGACTTCTGCATCAACTTGAACAAGGTAGGGTATCAGGTGCATGAGCGGATGCTATCTGTTGTGGCTAATACGATTGCTTTAGTACAACGATCTGGCAAGGATATCATTTCAGATGTTGTGAAGAAGCAGATCAAGCGGCAGCTAGACACCACCCGTTATGTTCGAGAGGCTTGTGCTGAGCTAGTGAGCAATACGTTATTCAGTAAGTACGATATGGATAACAGGGCGCGTGGTTACCATGTTGGTTGTGCCGGCCCTAACCCACAGGCAGGTGATGAAGAACGCAGCTACTACAGCTTGGTTTATAACCAGACCGGTGTGCTTGAAGGGTCTGTTGGCTTTGATATGTTCATGGGTGAGCTCAAGGATATCGCTGGTGGCTTTGCTACTACGAAGCGTCTTGCTTGGGTGGCTGCAAATCCCGAAGAGTTCTTAACCTTATGCTTAGTAGCAGAGGCCAGCAGGAGCAAGACAGTCACTGTAAACCGCACATCGATTCAAGTGCCTAAGAAGCCAATGACATTAATACGGTTGGCTTGGGATTATCAAGACTTCACACTCACTGGCTTGCTTAAGTCTACAGTGGGCTTTGGTCTTGATGCTAAGTGTAGTGGTACTCAGTACTACGCATTCTGTGCTGGTGACTTGAATATGGCAATAGCTACAGGCCTTACTACTTCAGCTGAGAAGGTGAAAGATCCTTACCAGCAGAGCTTGGAAGTATTAGAGAAGCTGATTGAGAAGTCAGAGCTGACTACTGACCTATCTGGTGTACTTAGTAGAGACTGGATCAAGACGCCCTATATGATGGTGCAATATGGCGGTGGTGCCGGTGCTATCTACGGTGATCGTGATTGGACAAACTCAATCAAAGATCAAGTCATTATGGATAATGATGAACTCCAAATCTTAGCTAAAGAGTGTAAGAAAGCTGTAGAGATAACACTAGGTAAGCGCATCATCAACTTTAGGGATGCTGTTGAGGATGCTGTCCAGAATGCCTTGTGGGTAAAAGCTGGGTGCAAGATGGAGACAGTTACCAACTACAACGGTGACGATGAAGAGGTCATGGTGTTAGCAGAGACTATCAACTACAAACACGTTGATGGCTTTGTTGTTAAGCACAAGGCTTACGGTACTGAGTTCGTTAGCAAAGACTTCTCCATCAACCTCGGTGGCTTCGTCAATGGTGAGAAGTGTATCGACTTCGGAACTCTCGGTAATAACTACAGAGTACGGACAGCTCGCCCAACCGGTGCTGAGTATGTTCGTACCTTCTGCGTTAACTTCATTCAAGGCTTAGATGCTCTTGTAGCACGGACTGTGGTGAACTTAGCAGCAGAGCAAGGCTTGCAAGGTATTACATCAATACATGATTGCTTTCGTGTATGTCTTGAAGATGCAGACAAGTTACAAGGTGTGATAGCACAAGCCTACAAGATCTGCTTCATTGACAACGATCCTGTTGAACACTTGGCTGCCCAGCTTGGTGGTATCGATCTTGACTTCAGAGATGTAGTTATCACTGAAGAGATACTTAACCACGAAAACAGCTACTACTTCTGCCAGTAGTAATTAAGTAGTAACTGAGATGCACTTCTAACGAGGTGTATCGACTGTTGCTATTTATAGATAACAAAGGGTTGCTGCGGATGTCATGTCCTCCAACTCTAGTTACTAAGCTAGTGACTAGGTAATACCCAGTGTTTCGACAAGTGTGTTCGTACAGTACAACTGTAGTTAACCTTCTGCACACTTAACACATAGAGTGCCACAACTGTGTTTGTACAGTGTCATTACCTAGTCACTACCTAAGTCACATTGAAGAAGTTCAAGACAAGAGTTGGGCAGGGGCTGGGAGTTGGTCACTGCGTAGATAGTTAGGGCGGAGATTGGAAAAGAACAGTTCCAAACCTTGGAAGTTATTTAATCGTTCAGGTTAAGAGTTGCTGCGGATGTCATGTCCTCCTACTCGTATAAACCCTGTATCTGTAACTTGTAAAGATCCCTTGGTAACTAGCTGTGAAGATTCTGGTAAGAGTGAGGCTTGAGGTGGTCTCTCTCCC